AACTGACAAACGCCCTCCGAAATAACGCCTTTATCTTCTCCGGATTCAAGACATACCACACACTGTCGGAACTTGGATTGCAGCTCACCGATGAGACCGGCACAGCAAAGCCGTTCCATAAGTTTGCTGAGGATGTTAAGGCTATCAATGCCAAGTATAACATCCGGTATCTCCAGGCAGAATATGATCATGCGGTCCACTCATCACAGATGGCCGTCAAGTGGAAAGACTTTGAAAAGGACGGGGACGACTTCAACCTCCAGTACCGCACTGCCGGTGATGAAAGGGTAAGGGCCGAACACGCCCAGTTGGATGGGGTGACATTACCGCCGAGCGATAAGTTCTGGAAGCAGTATCTGCCGCCGAATGGATGGCGATGCAGGTGCCAGGTTGTCCAGGTTCTCAAAGAAGACTACCGCGTAAGCGATAGCGATGAGGCCGTCAAGTGGGGCGACATGTGCACCGATGATCCGAAGCTTAAGATCTTCCGATTCAATCCTGGAATGACCCTCAATCTGTTCCCTGAGAAGCACCCATACAATAAGGTGCCTAAGCCAGTCAAGAAGATTGTGGAAACTATGGCTGCGGAACAGTCTGCTATCCCGGTATTCACAGCCAAGACTATTGCCGAGGCCGAGGAGCAGTTCAGGGCACTTGGAGTCAAGTGTAATCTTGACGGATTCAAAAAGAAAGACATCGGACAGGTCAAGGATATATTTGACTGTGTGGCAAAACATTTTTCAGAGTTCCCTGACTTGAAAGAGAAAATCAAGTTTGTCGGTTCAGTTAAAGGACGCGTCAAGATGCTTGAAGATGCCCTATATGAAAAGTACAAAATGACATATCCTGGGCTTACAGATGAGGAACGGCGTTCATGGGCAAAGAAATATGCCAAGAAATGGGCCGGTTGCGACTCATCGACTTATGCCTATTCCGCACGTGGACAATCTGAATATGGATTAAATGGACTTGCGTTTAACTCCAACTATACAACGGAGAAGTTCAACGAAGCTGCATCAAAGGACACCAAGTATAAATATCATCCGATTGGGTGTGATACTGTAAAATCTATTTTTGACCATGAGTTCGGACATAAGATCGATGAACTACTTGGGCTTAGAACAGATCCGGATTTTCTGGCGATTTTTAATCCAGCAAAGGCACAGGGCGAACAGTATATCACAGATAATCTTTCACACTACGCTTATGATAGTAGGCTTTTGAGAAAGACGAACTACACTGCAACTGCGGAATTCATAGCAGAAGCATGGAGTGAGTACTTGAATAATCCAGAACCGCGAGAACTGGCAACTGCGGTAGGAAAACTTATCGAAAGGAAATATGCAGAACGGAAGTAAAAGGGTCAAGACTCGATATCGCTCAGCTCATAGCTGTTTATGGCCTGTCGTCCTTTGTCGGTCTCAAAAACGAACTGACCGTTTTGACCGGGGACAACAGAATCATGCTGTTCGGCGTCCATGATGAACCCTATCGGGATCTGCTCAAACGCCTTGCACCTGCACCCAATAATAAAGTGTTTGCAGTCCCGGCACTCATAAGGCAGAGGCTTTTGTATGTCGATAAGGTGTTCCATTCAGTATTGCGTTTGGCGCAAATATACGGATTATTTTACCAAACTATGCAATTAACTATAAAAAATATAATCAGATGGCAGATATTGAAACCCAGATACTCCGAAAGGCCCGTGTGAAACTGACGGAAATGTTCGACGCGAACTTCAATCGTCAGGGCTTTTTCGACCAGAAATGGCCCCCGACTAAAGACCCTAAGATAAACAAGGCCGGAAAGAAAGGGTCCATCCTGATTGTGTCCGGAAGAATGAGGCGCAGCATCCGGTCATACATCAAGGGCAAGGCGGTTGTCTTCGCCAGCGACCTGCCATATACGGCGCTGCATAACGAGGGTGGAAGCTTCTCTGTCAAGGTGCGCCAGCATAAAAAGACACGCAAGGGTAAGACTTTTAATGTCCGCAGCCACACCAAACAGATGTCAATGCCTCAGAGACAGTTCATCGGTGACCACCCAAAGGTCCAGCAGGCTCTTGGCGACATCGTGAACCAGGAACTGCAACGGTTTAGTGAGAATCTTGCCCGTAAAACCATGAAGAAATGAGAATACGACTATTTGACGACATTGCGAGCCGTTTAGGACGCGTTCGCATCGTGGATGGACTACCAGTCTATCTGAAACCGAAAGACGGCGAAAATGAGGCTGATTTGCCTCCAAAGGCGATAAAGATGCTTGACCTATGGAATGCACAGGTTGACCAGCTTACCCAACAGCAGCCGTTCCTGACCCCGGCTGTCTTCGTGGAGTTCCAGCCGATCATCTGGAGCAAGCTCGGCAGAGGGACGCAGCGCGCAGAGGTTCAGATCCGGATGCACATTGTTTCTGCAACCCTTGCCACAGTGTCATCACAGTACAAAGACCAGGCACTCTACAGGCTCAGGCTCACAAAGGCTATACAGGCCGCATTTATGGGGCTTACAGGGCCAATGGATAGCGACGGGCTTATGTTCGGGTCATTCGTGCACATACAGTCCGAAACAGACCATAATCACGGGGAAATCTGCGAGGATATAGAGACATGGCAGACATTGTGCATCGACGCATCTGCTGCAATCAACGACGGAACAGTAGAAACGCCGCACAAGGTGACACTCAACACCGGGGAGATCTTCTCGTTCATCTTCTCAGAGGAGTATGTATAAACGACAAACGCCACGCATCCAAGCGTGGCGCTGTCGTTAGAACAGGCTGAGCTGCATCGGGTCATCTTCCTCATCCCGTTCCCTCAGTTCGCTCATCGGAGTCCTGATATATGAGAGATATGTGTGATAGCACATCGGATAAATCGGATAGACGTACTTCCGCCAGATCTCTTTATAACACTTCTGCAAATTACCCTCTTCATAGTGAAGCTGGGTAATTTCGCAGACATGCTTAATACGCAGAAGTGTATTTTTGTGGTGCTTTGCCATCTATTCCGAAAACTTTACATATCTTTGCAGAGTGTTGGCGCACTTGCTCGTTGTTCCGTTTTCGGCGACGGGCTTTTTTCTTACCCTAAATCTTCGGAGTTACATACGGCACAACCGTTATGTTTCCCTCCACATGCTTAAGGACTCTGCCGGTGCCCTCGCAGATCGGGCAAATCTCGGTCTTCTTTTTCCCGAACACAGGGTTTATTTCCACGGTGCCCCTGCCTTGGCAGTTCCGGCAGATCTCTACTGTATCATAGCAAAAGTCTTTCTGCTTCTCCATTCAGCATCAGTCCTCCTTTTCCTTTTTCGGTTCGATGTAGAAAGACTCATCCTGCTTTACGATCACGCCGCACTTCTCCATGACCTCCTTGCAGGCATCGTCCTCACGATTGGCCAGCAGCTTATCCTTGGCCGGCTCCTCCACAGTTCGGATATAGTCCTTTCCGAAGCTCTTGAGCAGTTCCAGCACGGCAGCCCATGTGAAACCTTTCTTTGTGGCCAGCTTCGGCGTGCCTGTACGGAATCCGATTATTCCATGTACGGTCTCCAGGCTCTTTCTCTTGCTGAAAAGCACCTCCTTGTTCTCGGTAGCATACGCCTGTATGATCTCGAACGCCTCGGTCCTGGTTTCCTCCAGCTCTGCGAGCCTGTCAGCGTGTTTCTCACGGATAGTCACGAACTGCTTCTCCATCTGTGCCACGATGCTGTTGGTCTCAGCATCTGCGAGGCAATACTGTGCGAATGCCTCCTCCATCTGTTCCCTGGTCACTCCTGCGATCAGGACTTTCTTTTTTCTTGCCATTGTATGATGTGTTTAGTTGGTTATTTCTTACTGAATCTCGCCGCCAGTGCAGCAACCCCTATGAGTCCGGCTATGTTAGGATTCTCTGCGAGATACTTGTTTACGGAATCGGCTATTTGTCCCGGATATCCCAACAGAAGACCTGTGGTTCTCCTTTCTGGTCCCTTATCCTGAGATGCAACCATCATGAGAGAAAAGCCACAACCTTTGGGGACCCTGTCTTTTATCTTCGCCGTGAACTCCTCCGCCTCGGCCATAAAATCAGATTCGGTCTCATAAGCTTTGACTACTTCCGGATCATCTACAAGATTGCCTGGCTTGAATTCCACAGTGTACTTGCGTCCGGAAAGCATGTCAACCACATCGATCACCTCGCGGTCCAGCTTATACTCCCTGCCTTTGTCGCTCTTGCAAGTCAGCGCCTTTTTGTAAATATCCTTGACGATGTGGTACGCCCTTTCTCCTAAATCCACATCTTGGCCAGTTTTGGCATCCATCGCGATACACCCCTTGGGTATATATCCGCGTCCTACTAATGTCTTTGTCATAGTTCCTTTCCTGTTGTTATTCCTCAATATCATCGATGTCCTTGAAGTCCTCAGCCTTGCACTGGATCCCGACATATATCACTGCTCCCAGGAAAAAGATCACGGCAGCCAGCGCCGGAACCCACAGAGGGGCAAGAACCCCAATCCAAGGCCATGAAATCAATTTTGCGAGCTTAAGAATTACGGGCACGAGCACAACAAGTGCATAGCCTACATAAATGCAGAGGTTCCTGACCTCCCATTTGGTTAGTGGTACATTGTTCTTTCTCATAATACTTATAGTTTAGTTGAGTGTTTTACTGTTTGGTTTCGGAAGATCTCCTGCCATCATCTGGACGAAAAAGTTGTCAGTGATCTCGTTTATCTTTTTCTGATCCTGAGTCTTCTTTGAGAATGCGCAGTAAATGTTACGCAGCCTTTCATTCGGGATCTTGTTGAAACTGTCATACCCGGTGGCACGACAGGCTATGCCCTTTATCAGATCCAGGCTTTCCT